ATCGTAAGGCGCCACTATTGTACCCGACTGTTTAAAGTTCCTCATAACGTCGCGCACGTTAAGAACCGGATCGTAGTTTGAGTAGGAACCATATCCCCTGTATGTCAAAGCCGCGTCTATAGTGTCATTGCCCTTCGTTGTCGGCAGCATTAACCAGATGTTCTGTATCTTGTTCCAGTATGTCTGTCCAATTGTCAGCCCAGGTAACAGAGCGGCCAAAAGGTAAGACGCCCGGACAGCCGGACGGAAGCCCCTCGCGTTATAGTTCATTATGCCATCCGTACCGGCCGATTTATATCCGGTATCCGTTACCCACTTAAAATCGTTATCCTCGGATGTCTCAAATCGGGACGGGTCCCAACGCATTACCTTCGTAATTTCCAGATCGCGCAGCTTGCGCCCGGAAAGTGCTGTTAATCTATCGTTGGTGTTCCAAGTAATTACAACGTTGATTGTATCTGTTACGTCTATAACAGTCAGCTTGCCAGAGTCAAATAATGGTACTCCGTTGCGTATCACCATACATGTGTGTACCTTGTGTGGGGAATCTGTCATAGAGCCGGGTTCGGTCATGAATCCGAAGGCTTGCAAGTTCACAGCAGATTTTGGGAGGTTGACTGTCCAACTACCTGGTATAAAAATAGCGGCCATGTTTGACGGGTCGCTGATCGCGTACTCCAGTGTAACACCGTTTGCCTCTCCTAGGTCTAACAGGGTATCACCTAAATAAACTTTATCGTTCAGTATCATAGTACTCGTTTTATTTTAAGGACAAAAGTTTCGTAATCTGTTTGGATGTTAACATGTGAGCGTAATACCTCGACATCATGCCATACACCGTCTATTAGTAAGGACACAAACGGGCTATTATAGATCTCTGCCAGACTGATGCGCGTATCTCGTGTAACTAGATCGGTGTGCAGAGTGGCCAGATAATAGTTTGAGTCAATAGCCTGATATGTTGTTCCGTCAATTAGCATGGTTTGCACCTTTTCAGATCCAATTTCTCGCTCCTTAACGCTAAACTCGTATGACGTTAAGTTTCCTGTTTTGCTGATATATCGGGCAGTAACTTTACAGCCAATATCGAAGGTTAGCGCTGAAGCATATATCGCCGTAAATGATCCTGACCCTGTAGTCGTTCCTCCGAATGATGCCGACCACGCTATTGACTTACTCGTCGTTCCAGCCTTAAGATCCGACATAGTAAACGCCTGAAGTAGTATATGGGCCACGTTGATAACCAAGGAGCCTGATGCAGGGACTGTAATCCGGAAGACAACATTATTAATTGTTAATAGATGTAGGCCTGCTTCTGTCAACGTGAAGTATATGTTATCCTTTACGTATACATTTCCTGTTGGTGCAATTACTGCCATGATACATTGATTTTAATTGATTCAACCTCTTGTTTCATTATCGCTGTTATCCGCTTGTGTATAGCTTCTAAAGCCTCTTTTATCACCTTGCTTACAGCATGGGAGAACGTCTCTTCCACACTCTTTTTCTTTCTTTCTACGCTCATTGCTTCTTGTTATTCACAATTATAACTTTACCCATTCTTTCAACGATCCTCTTAACTTTTAATCTTGAAAACTTATACTTTTGGGAAGTATGCAGTACGGCTGCTTTATTGCTTCCCAATTCGTGTAGTACGTTAATAAAATCCTTATAAAGTTCAAGATAGACTATGTCATCAATCTTAATACCGTTTCTTATGATAGTCTGGATTGGCCCCTTTAGTAACTCAATAAATTCGTATGCCTTCATACCTTCATTCCTCCTTCCACTACTGACGCCCTACGCTGTTTATCTGTCACCTCTCTTACGTCCACAATAGGAGCGGGGATCTTCTCGTTAGCCTTTGCCAGCTTATCGGCCAGCTTGTCTATAAATCCATCATCAAGGCCCTGATTTTTATTCTCTGCCTGCTGTCTGGTCTGCATGGAGTAGATGGTAGAAACAGCTCCTTCAAATGGGACTGAGGACTCTCCTCGGCTATTAACGGACCGTCCGGCAGATGACATAACGCTATTGGAAGATGATGTTCCTACAGAGGTCGTATTCGCGATACCACCAGATCCACCGGATGAACCTGGCTTAGGCACCTTAAGACTTTTAACAATTTTGGTAGCCTGTGCTATGTTGGCCATTACCGCTCCGATCGTTGTGGCTATGGCGATTATGTTTGCAGGGAAAGGACCGGCAGATTGAGCTGCTGCCACACCCTTCGCGATAGCTTCTGCAGTAGCCAATCCGATATTAAACAAAGCGATCATCTTGGCCAATGATGCAAGTTTTGAGTTTTCCTCTCCGAACGCTTCGAGTACCTGCTGGAACCCATGGCCGATGGCCTGTGCTGCCTGTAGCTTTACCTCTACGGCTTTCTGTTCTGCATCATTGGATGCTTTTGTGGCATCGTCCAGCTTCTTTTTGTTAGTAAGCAATGCGTTGGTGTAGGCTTCGTCAGAAGCGTATAGAGCCGACTTGGTTGCTGCATCCATGTTCAGGATGGCATCGTATTCAGCCTGCGCCTGCTGTACCTTAAGATCGTATTCCTGCATCGATCCATCACGCGTCCTGAGTAGCCTGTTCTCCCATTCAAGTCTTAGCTGTTCAGCTTTCTCCTCTGCAGTCTTCTTCGTATCTTCAAGTCTCTTTTTAACAAGCGCTTCCTCGTCTGCTATTTGCTTTTCGATACTCTCCTGGCTGATTACCGCAAGTTCCTGCGCACGTAGCTGATCCGATAGGATAATCTGGTCGTTGAGTGCCTTGCGTGCATCTACAGTGAGTTTTTTCTCTGTATCAAGCCTTTTCTTTAGGTCTGAAATCTGGCGATCATATTTTACGTTGATCTGCTCTGTCTGCTTGATAAGCCCTTCCGTAAGAAGTTCAAGAGCCATGTCCTCTGCCTGTCGCATTGCGTCCATCTCTGTCTTCTTAGCTTCTGCTATGGCTGCTGCTCGTTCCTTTGCCTGTGCGATGGCAGCATCATTTCGCGCCTTCTCTTCGGCTGCTATCTCGTTACGTGCCGTATTTTCCTGCTCAAGAAGCTCCATGGTCTTAGAGAAGTATTCCTGCTTTGCCCGGTATACATCAGCTTCCAACTTGGCCAGCTCATCATTGGTATCTTTGTTGTTCTCTGCCCAGCTTGACTCTGTCTTCAACACCTCAAGCCTGCGCTCTGCAAGCTCTACATTGCGTTTGCTGGCCTGCTCCTCGATAGCATTGGCTTCCTTTACAGCTGCCAGACGCTCCTTGGCTGTGTTGTTTTCTTTATCCTTCGCCTGCTTTCTTAACTCCGCAACACGTAGGGCATCCTTCGCATTCTCAACCTCATTGGTACGTGCCTGCTTATCGATATCTGCCTTTTCTTTGGCAATAGCAATAGCTTCCCTATTTTGAGCGTTTACCTCTTTGAGCTGCTCACCTATAATTGGAAGACGTTCGCCCATCTTCATAGCCCAGTTTAGCATCCTTCCGCCTGCTTCAACGAAAGAGAGGATCTGGCCAACTGCACTCTGTAGCACGGACAGCAAACCGTCCATCATCCTCTTGAATGGTGCCAACACGACGTTCCAGCGGTTGGTAGCATCTTCTGATGATTTGATTGTCTTAGCTATTAAAGCGATGACCGTAGCCAACACTCCAAGGATTGCAACAACCGGATTCATGGATAGGCCTAACATCTGTGTGTTCATTGCACCCAGTGCTCCGGTAGCGCCTGCGGTGGCAGAAGTAGTAAGGCCCATACTCCCGGCCAGCTTGGCGATCATCTCTCCAAACTTACCTGTACCGGCAACTGCATCGATAATGGATTGCTTGTAGTTACCTACATTTCGCTGGTAGAGCTGTATCTCTTCTTCACTTCCTTTCAGCGCATCTGTTATCTCGTTTATCTTGTTCTTAAGAGCAATACCATCCGCGCTCTGTCGCTCAGCAGCTGGCAGCATTTTGTACCGCTCTGTAAGAATAGATAACTGGGCTTGCATTTGCTTGATTGATCCTGTTTTCTCTTTATCTACCTTTAATGAGTTTTGCACTGTTCTTCCCCATGTAGCTGCTGCTTCGTTAGCATTCTTCATCTGTGCTGTGTTGGCAGCCGTCTGAATGTTATACTCCTCCTGTGATATCTTTCCCTCTTTCAGCTCCTTCTTTAGGTCTGCATTGGCTTGCCTGAACCTGTAAGCCTCCGCGCGGTACTGTGCCATCAGCTTGACTGCTTCGGAGTAGTTGGTTTCTATCTCTATAATTATCTCTTGATTGTCTTCCATGTTTTTGTTATTTTATAGGGGTTAAATTAGAAAGTAAACTTATATTCATGTCAATTGACATAATGATAAGTAGATCGTATTTGATCTTGTTATCATGAATAGCCTTTTTGATGAGGCGTTCTTTCATTGCGAATTCATAAAAAAGCATCAGATCCAAACCCTTATCGGTTGACAAGTACTCATTTAATGAGCCTTTGAATCCGATTATCTCCATTACATCATTGCTATTTACGTACGCTTCACCGGTGATACGACTGATATACACTCTGGCTTTAGTGTTGCCGATGATTTGATGATAGTGTTTAAATAATAGATCTTTCACTAAGAATGAATAGCCAGAGCGCAGGCCTTCCTCTTTTCTAGTTGGAGTTCGATACCAAACAAAAGGCACCTTGATTTTATTGAAAATCAAAACAGGAGTATAGGTGTAATCGTTATTAATTCTTATCATGTACATATGTATTTATATGATTATTTACTTAAAACAGTTGTCTCAAATCCCATCCGCCTCAGCTCTCCATGTCTATACTGCTGAAGTGGAACTGCTTTGTATTCTGTTAGCCTAACCTCTACAAATAGCGCATTACCATCCTTCAGGCATAGGAGATTTGGAATCCCTTTTTTATTTGTTTCAATTAGCCATATCACATAGTACCCTTCCTCTTCGTACCGTTTAATGATATCTTCGGTTGGGTTCAATGACCTATGGCTCTGTTTATTGTTTATCCTCATAGCTCAATGTGTTAAAAAGGAAGAGTGTCATTTGAATCGATAGAAGAATCTGTTTTAACTTGATTTGCCGGTAACGTTTTATTATTTTTTGAGTTGGTGGTATCATAAATCTGAGTTAATGACTCGTTATATCTGAATGATATTAACCCAACCCGGCCATCTCGTTGTTTTGCCAGACTTAATACGCCTAACCCCTTTTCAGCTTTAGAATCATAATATTCCTCTCTATGGACAAATATTATTATATCAGAGTCCTGTTCTATTGCTCCGGATTCGCGCAAGTCGGCCATGACTGGTATTTTTTTATCTCTACCTTCACAGTTGCGGTTAATTTGTGATAAAAGAATTACAGGAACTTCAAGCTCTTTCGCCATCACTTTTGCTGCTCTACTTGTTTGAGCCACTTCATTTTCCCTGTTATAAGCTCTATTATCAGATCTCACATCCATCAGCTGTAAATAGTCAATTAGGACTAAATCAAGACCATACTTTTGCTTAATGTTCCGGCAGCGAGCTTTTACCTGCTGGATGTCTATATTTGAAGTTTCGTCTATCTTGATATTCAACTTCGACACCTTACCAACCGCCTCACAATATTCAGCTTCTTCTTTAGGTGATAGCCTTCCTGCTTTAAGCATCTCGGTTGAAACATTGCATTCCGAAAGTATTACACGTTGTGCTAGAGATACGGTTCCCATTTCAAGCGAAAATATAGCCACCTTCCGACCTTGTAATGCCGCTACTTTAGCGAAATGCAGTAGCATTGCTGTTTTTCCCATTGCTGGTCTTGCAGCCAAAATAATGAGTTGTCCTGGCTGCCATCCTCCAGTAAAAAAATCCAACTTGGATAGTCCTGTTTGAATACCGGTGCTGGTTCCTGATTGTGCTGCTTTCTTTCGCTCTTCATATTCCTTTACTGCATTACGTGAAGCTTCAGACATATCAGTCCATTTTGAACCAAACGATGTTTTTTCCATTACAGTTTCAATATCTTTTATTGATTCTGCAATAGCGTCCGAGATGTCTATGGTTCGGTCTATCGATTTAGCGGTAATTTCCATACCGGCTTGTAGTAATTGTCTGGAAAGCCATAGTTCATGTAAATGGAAAGCGTATTCTGAGATGTTAGCGGATGACGAAATGGATGTAGTAAGGTCCGCCAATTCATAACTACCTCCGATTTCATCAAGACTTCCGGTCCGTTCGAGTTCATGCATGACTGTTAAAAGATCTATCCTCACACTACTTTTGTGTAAGGTATCTATTGCCTTGTATATTGTCGCATACTTTGTAATATAGAATATATCCGGATTGAGTATCTGGGCTACTTCATATATAGCATTGCTCGACAATAAAAGACACGCGATTATAGTCTTTTCGGTGATCTCGTCATGAGGAAATACTAACTGCTGCATCTGTTGTGTTTTCTTTGCCATCATTTTATTTATTTACAGTTGGTAGATTGTTAAATAATTCATCTAGATCTGGCATGCTTTGATTGATTTCTTGCCTCTTAGAGCTTGATTCGTTAGATAATACATTATCATTCCAAACTTCTTGGTTTATGTAAGTTTCGAAGTTTTTTCGATATTGCTTATCCGGAGTAGCTTTCACATACTCAGGGATGTGTTTTAAAGCAAGAGCTTTGTTCGGGTTGGATAGTCTACCCCATTTGGCTTCGCTTGTTTTCCGATTTCCCTTTTTTCCATATTGTTCCCAAACATTTTCGAAAGAAAACTCAGCCGGTGAATCTTTAGATTCGCTATTATATTTAGTATTCTTATTTACTTTACTTTCCTTTACTAGCGATCGCTGTGTTGTCGCATTGCGATCGCATTGCGATGAATTAGAATTTTCGTTTAATCTCCATCGAGTTATATTGCCTTTTTTACCTGCCTCTGATTTCTTTCTTCTCTTCTCTTCGAGTGGGAGCATTCTTCTTATTAGGCTTTCAGATAAGAAGACACTATTGTCCTCAACTGTAAACAATTCGTATTTACTTACTACAGTATTTACTTTCTCGACGGAGGTATTATATCTCCTTGCAAGAGCAGGGAGTAAAGCCACCGGATATCGATATCCAGGCTGGTCTCTTAATATTTCAATTAAAATCCAATAGATTCCATACCCTTCACAACCTAATTGCTCAATAAGCAATACACACTTAGGATCATCTTTTGCATTGCTGTCGTGCGGGAAATAATATGCATCCTTCATAACTTGCTTTTTTGTTCGACTACAATACTATACTTCTTTACTAATCCATTGTGTACTTCCCGGAAGAACTCTTCAGAAAGTCCAAGAATACTATCTTTATCCCTTTGTGCTGGATTAGATGTGCGGATAACTCTAGAGAGCAACTCTTCTGCACATAGTCCTTTCAGGCTATCATCTCCTTCGATGTAGAAATTAAGAGTTAATTGAATATAACTCTTCTTGACAGGGACCTTTCTTTTTGTTTGCTGATTTTGGTGGGGATCTTTCATCATTTGCCCCCTTTCCTTCTGGTGAGTTGTTCGTCCTTTTCCTTTATGAATTCATCGGTTGTTTGAATCCGATTGGATAACAACCACTCAAGAACTTCACTCTTTTTGAAGAGAACTGTTTTCCCCTTTTTGTAGTGAGGGATACTTCGTTCACATACATATTTGTTGATTGTAGCCATCTTGAAGCCGGTCAAGCAACAGCAAGCTTGCTTATTCATAACTTCTGGAATATCTGAAAGCTCGTCACTTGTTGCTTTATCCTGGGAGAGGAAGGATGGTAGTAATTCCTTAAGCTGCCCAACTGTCAATGCTGCTATAGGAGTGTTGTCTGAAATGTTAAAATCCATATTTGCAATGTTTTAATGTTACTACTTCCGGGCGTCCCCAGTTTTGAGATTAATCACATTGCAAATATGAATTCAAATAGAAAATAATAAAAACAAATCACGTTGCAGTATATTGCACTGCAACAAAGTGCAACGGTTTACAATTTAAATCTTGTTATATACATGTTTATTCCCCAATCCCTGTTGTATGCTTCTTTTGTTTTTGAGTTAGTTTCATCAAGGTATGGTTTAAAATATTTAACTACTCCTTGCCTCCCAATTTTGCTGCCAATTAGTTTCCCAACAGCAATTATTAATGGCTCATGCGCTTCGGAATTAAGATTTATATACCCAAGGTTATGTAGGGCTAATAAAGGAACAGCTATACTTTTACCGACACGAATAGTCTTATCTTGACGAATCATTTCTATAATACGCTCTTTATCACACCCTGTTAAATAGTCTTCAAATTGTAAGATTTTACTTTCAGGGTTATTCGATTTATCTTCATTGATCGCCTTTGCATCTTTAATAGGTTTCATTACCTTTTTAGCCTCTTGTCTTACTGGTTCGGATTTATCGGAATCTATACCTTGATTTGAATAAAATGGATCTACGTAAAGAATGTCTTCTTCATAAAACAGCTCTTCGTGCTTTGCTAATATAGAGGAGATATCAATCCCGTTTCTAGAAAATGGTGTTCTTATTTTGGCAAATAATTCTAATGAAGCAGACAACCAAATACATTGTTGTAAGTTAACTACAGACATCCATGATGTAGCATTATCAATTATCTCATCTATTTCATTTTCGGAATAAGAGTCTATATCGTTAATGTCAAATATATTTAATAGGTTTAGAAATGTGTTTGGTCGATAGCTCATTGCTGTACGAGCAACTTTATTAATGATTGTTTCACTGTATGAACTGGGATTTGTTACCTCACAAAGGGTATATTCTATTTCATTGGCTGCAGATTCAACAGCGTAATAAAGCTCACACAAGTAGCTTGCAAATTCATTGGGAGAATACTCTTTAGAACGAAAAGTGCCAAACATATTAAATATATCATTGCCTTCGATGTCATCGAGTATAGAAATGAGATGGTCAAATTTTTCTGTTTTCATAGATGTACGGTTATAACACCTTAGCAGCCTCATCGATAATTGAACTACCGAAGCTGTCAAGGTAAGTATTTGTTGTTTCTAAATCCGAATGGCCTAATATCTGGCTTATAACCTCTCTGGGGATGTTATTCCCTTGCAGAGTCATTGCCATTGTGTGGCGGCTTACGTAAGAGGTGAGGTTCGTTTCTATTTTTAGCTCTTTTGCTAATATTTTAAGATTGTCCGAATATTCTTTGTATCGGCTCCTGATGTGCTTGTATAAATCTTCACCCGACAGGTCCTTCTTCGATATGACAGGAACCAGGTAAGGATCAATATGCAATGTATTCAATTCGAACCACTGGAGAATCTTGTCTATTTCTTCTGTGATTTTTATTTGTATCGGTTTCGTCTTTTTGTTGTTTTTCGTTTTCTGCCGTTTGTAAATGATATATCGTCCTCCTTCATGAAGAATGATATTCTTATTTGAAAGCTTTGCCATATCCATGAATGAAATCCCATAACAATAGTATGAGAACAGGAACATCCTTCTGGCCGTTTCTGTCGCTTCGGTTTTACCTGGAGTATCCTTTATTCGTTGTAGAAATTCTGATGGAAGATATCGCTTTTCGGTTTCTTCTTCCAGCTTTGCAATTTCAAAGCCACCATTCCCAAATGGGTAGGTTGATATCGAACATTCCTTTTCTTTTATAGCCATGTTTAGGATGGCCCTTAAAGCTTTCATATAGTATTTCCGAGTATTGCCGGAACATCCTGAGCGTTGTATAGTCTTGCCTCCTGTTCCGTCTTTCTTCCTACGTCCTATTGACTCTCTTGGCTTTTGCATCCACAAGTCAAATCCTCTGACAAACTTTATGTCGATCTCACTAAAGATTCGGTTTTCAAACTTTGGATCAAATAGCTCGAGCATATGAAGTGTACGTTCATAGCAAATGGCATTTCCAGTATGGCCAGTATCTCTTAGCTCTTTAATTGTTCGGATGAAGAATGGGGAAACCTTTCCTTGCTTTGACCGGTTTACAAATTTATCCTCAAACTGGTTTAAGGTCCAGTCGATTCGGTTTTTGTCAAAATCAGAAATAATGTCATAAGCCCGGGTTTCGTATTCATTAATAAGAGTATTATACTTTTCATGATCCGGGTTGAGGCGTTTGTCTTTTTTGAAACGTTCGGCTTCAGTACTCCACTGTTTTTCGGTAGAAGACAAACCTATAGATAAGTACTTTGTACTTTTGTTTTTGCTGATACGGAAGTAGATGGGATACGTTCCATCAGCATTCTTATTATGTATCCAAAGAAGAAACTTTATTTTTGCCAT